TGATGACGTAAAGAAGAGGCTACTGGATGGTGAACGATGGCAGCCTTTGTTTTGACAGTGCATGGCATCCTGCTCATCTGCCTTGTGCTTGCACCCTTCCTGTATCCATGAGGTGATGAAGTGCTACAGTATCTGCATCGTGTAAGTATAGCTGCCTCTGTGCTGCTGAATGTGTTGCTCGGAGGACACAGCAACCAGACATTCTCTGCTCGCAACTATGAGTGGCAGAGACAGGGTAGATGGAATGTCGTAGCATTCATTGATGCAGCCTGCTGGTGGCTGTTCAAGGATGCAGATCACTGTGCTACCTCATGGGCATATTGGGTAGCTAGGCGTAAGATGGGAGAATGACATGCGTGAAGTTTACATCGTGTTTGCTTATGATCAACACTATCCCACTGGACCTGATGATGTTAAGGGTGTGTATTTTACACAAGAAGCAGCGGATGAGCGGGTTACACAGTTGCGTAAATACACCCACAAGTGGGACTATGTAGAGTTCCATGAGTTCACTGTGTTGGATAGTTATGGGGAGTATGTATTATGAGTAATCTGTTCAAAGGTGAACGCCTTTACACCAAAGCCGAAACACTGGCCGCGATCAAGCGGGCGCTGAAGGAAGCCATGCGGATTGACGCGGAATACTGGAAAGGGTCTTCACGGGTCAGTGCCTTGATTGCCGAACTAGACCCCGCGCAGTTCATTGAGGAGCCGAAGGCATGACTGAGACAAAATCGCACACACTGAAGCTACGCATTGACGAGTTCACTGAGGTCACTATAACGTATCACGACACTGCTCTAGACTGGATGGAGTTCGCAGATGATGCAGCAGAGTTCATCACTGAATACATCTACGACCCGTCTCACTTTGTATCTGTCACAACAACAGAGAAGCACTGATGGCTAAGCCTCGCTTCCTTCGCTTCGATAGAAACTCTAGGCAGTGGCGCTACTGGCCCCCTAATGACATGATTGCTGCTGGCATCGTGAAGCGTATGTCATTGGGTCGCAGCTACTCAAAGGCTGCTGCTGAGGTTATACGCCAGAATCGTCTCATTGACGCCTATCGTGAAGGCAAGATCGCAGGTAACACCCCCGTGCCACACTCAACGCTAAGACAAGTCATTGCCTCATACTTCGCCACTGAGCGATACAAGAGGCTGACGCATCGTGTCCAATACGGATATGAGATGATGCTGCAAAATGTATGCCGCACTAAGGTTGACGGCAGAGAGTTTGGTGATCATCGTATCGGCAAGATTACTGTTCGTATGTGCTCTCTAGTCTATGAAGAGTGGCTGAAGACGGGTGTTGTGGCAGCCAATGATAAGCGTAGGGTTATCTCTATGATCTTCAACTACGCCATCTCTCTTGACATAATGAGCCGCAACCCTATGAAGCATACCAGTGTTGTGTCATCTAAGCCACGCAAGATCAAGTGGTCGCAGGATCATATTAAAGCCTTCCTTGCTACAGCATACAGCGACTTCAAGTATCGCAACATTGGCCTCATCGTTCACATGTGCTATGAGTGGTGCCAGCGTGTAGGTGACATCAGGAAGCTGACATGGGATGCCATCGACTTCGACAACAATCGTGTCACCATCACGCAGTCTAAACGTGGTGCCACAGTGTATCTTCCTATGACGAAGAGCCTCTTTCAGATGCTGAAGCAGCAGCACAAGGACTTCAGCTTTCAGAAGTATGTGGTTCCAAATGTGACATCTGCAACAGGTGGCTACAGGCCCTATGCTGAGACTGCTATCTCTACTCTGGTCAGAGAGGTTAAGGAGAAGGCGGGGCTGCCTAAGGAGTTGCAGGCATGGGACTTGCGTAGGACAGGCATCACAGAACTAGTTGAAGCTGGTGCTGATCTAGCGCAGATCATGCAAGTGTCAGGCCATGCTTCTCCTGCATCAGTTGCACCTTATCTTGTGAACACCTACAAAGGCGCAGTGAATGCCATGTCATTCCGCTTTGAGGAGTTCAATGATGCAACTGCCTGATCACATCAAAGATTTACCAAATGGTCAAAGTCTTAGATGCGACTGCCCCTCATGTGGTGGCAGGAATACCTTCACTGCTCGCAACATAGATGGCGTCATAGTCTACAACTGCTACAAGCTGGGCTGCATCATCAAAGGTGCAACCCGTGTAGGCATGACGGCTGAAGATATGCAGAACTATTTGCGTCAACGAAAGGAAACACAAGTGTCCACACCTACTCAACCTGTAATGGAACTACCAGCAGGCTTTGTGTATGAATTGACTGCACCGCCTATCAAGGATTTCATAGAAAGGTGGCAGCTAGAGAACGTGCCACTGATCTATGACAGCATTGAGCAGCGGGCTGTGTTTCCTCTCCGTGATGCAAACGGCAGGATGATTGATGCTGTAGGCAGAGGGCTGCGTAAGGAGACACAGCCTAAGTGGAAGCGATACACGGGCGCGGCAGACTACTACAGCATAGGCAGTGGTGACACGGCTGTTGTTGTAGAGGATTGCATCAGTGCAGTGACAGTCTACAAGTGTTGCAAAAATGTCACAGCTTATGCGCTGTTGGGGACTAATCTATCTGCGCGGCAGAAGGTCGCATTGACCAAGCATAGCAAGATCGTGATAGCATTAGACCCTGATGCTTATGCTAAGACGATGGAGTATGCAAGGGAACTTGATGCTCACGCTATGTTGATACACGATGACTTTAAATACAGACACTATGACGACATCAAACGGATAAAGGAGTTGACTGCATGAGTGCGTTCACAGAGGGGACACCATCGTGGCTGTTGTCACTTGAGGTGGCAGCAGATACGTTGAAGGAAGAAGACTACATCAGATGGCTCATCAACAATGCTGGGACATTGGGTGTGCCAGTAGATGTAATCAAGGAGCAGCTACGTAGGAAGAACTACACGCTGCGTATGGATGACTACATCGAAGGTGACGATGACATTGAACTGAAGCTGCCGCCTAAGCCTGTGAGGAGAAAGAAATGAACGAAGACAGGTATGTTGTAACCGCTCGTTTAGACGATGGTGCCTACGAAGACTTCGTTGAGTATGGTAATAAAGATATGGTCACTCGTGTAGAAGAACTGGTTTCACAAGGATATGCAGCGGACGGGATCAGGGTATATAAACTTATCCCATACGATAAGGAAATTTGGGTAAACGTTCTCGTCAACAAGAGGCCCGTAGAATGATCAAGGCTACATACATCGACCACTGCGGCAGTGACCTTAACGTAGTCAATGCAGCACGTGTCAGCTTTGGCAAAGAGAGTGAGCCTGTTGAGTGGCAGTATATTGATCTTGGCAAAGCGAGTGGCGATCTTGTTGCAGTGCTGAATGAGAAGGATCAAAAGCTGATCCACTATCTAGCTAAACACGAACACTACAGCCCATTCGGCCACTGCTTTGCATCCTTCCATGTGAAGGCACCCATCTTTGTTGCACGGCAACTGGTGAAGCACAAGTTCCTACGATGGAATGAAATCAGTAGGCGCTATGTCTCCGATGAACCTGAGTTCTACACTCCTACTACTTTACGAAAGGCTTCCGCCGACAAGAAACAGGGTAGCAGTGATGAAATCATTGAGGGATACAAAACAATGGACTGGTCACTCATGCGGGAAATATATAAGGAGTTCATCGAAATGGGTGTAGCACCAGAACAAGCGCGAATGGTGTTGCCTCAAAGCACCATGACTGAATGGTATTGGAGTGGGTCACTTGACGCCTTTGCAGACATGTGTAATCTTAGACTGAAGCCTGATGCTCAGTATGAGACACGGCTTGTGGCTGAGCAGATCAGCGATGTGATGAGGAAGATATGGCCGATAAGCTGGGAAGCACTAGTGAAATGAATCTAGTAGTTGACCCACCTTACGGGTGGCACTACGGGTTCCCAAAGATAATGCCTAAAGATGTGCAAGACACAAAGACATGGCTGGTAGCAAATGGCTATCCTCAAAAACTGATTGACGAATATGGTGAGCACTTCTATGTGCGTATGTGGACAGAAAGGGAAGGCGATGGAAAATATGAATGACTACAATGAAACCCCCTCTGAAACGGAGACTGTAGACATGAATGGCATCAATGAAGAAGTGCGTGAATACTTCAAGAAGAAGCAGCAGAAGGCTGAGAAGTTTGTCAATTTCGTGCGTGAGTTCTTCGACACAGACTCCTATTGGGAAGTTGAAGACTTCATCATTGTGCGGGCACTGAAGACTCAGTTTGAGTCTATGCTCAAAGACCCTGATCGCTTTGAGACGCCAGACAATGTTGCTGCTGATCTTGCAGCTATGGCGCGTGTCCTAAAGTTCTTTATGATGCACGAAGATTATGAAGAGTTTATGATGCGTGTCCGTGATGGCGCATGGCATAGCCTTGTAGATGGGTTGGATCACTATGACAACCAAGATTGAGCTACTCGGTGTAGAAGAACACGAAGACGGCAGCATGACTGTCTCTCTTGATATGGATGAAGAGGGCAAGAATCTGCTGATGAAAGAGGGCCTGATGGTCATCACCTTCTGTGGCATCTACAAGGTTGACCTTGATGAGGTAGGCAAGGCTATAGAGTTGTATAGCAGGCAGCTTAACCGAGATAAGCAACTCATGGAAGCACTGGATGAGATGTATGAATACTCGACATCAGATAAAGGCTGACATAGAAGAGTTACTGTGGGCGAGGGCTGCTATGGCTACTGTGGTATCTCGCCTATCACACTGCAAGACTGACACAGTGAGGCATGGCAATGAATACCGCAATGCTTTGTTGCTTGAAGAGGCGCTGAACAAGATGTATTGGAAGATGGTAGAGGAGACAAAATGAGCAACAAAGAACTGTCGCTGCTGCGGACGCTGCAGTATAAAGACTTCTATGACGACAACAAGGGCATCCGCTGCCCTGATAAGTTGTTCTCTAAGGATGTGCGTAAGATCAAGCAAGTGCTAGACTACGCCATGCAACAGTATGAGCGAGACATCAGTCCTTCTGAATTGGAGGCACTATTCTTCGCTCGTAATCCTACGCTTACTACAGCCAACAAGCTAGTGTATGAGGGACTGTTTCGTAAGCTGAGTCAAGAAGAGCCGCTAGACAAAGAAATCGCACATGAGGTTATGTCTACGCTGTTTCGTGGTGTAGTGGGCGAAGAGATTGCATCACTAGGCTTCGACTACATCAATGGCAACGCCTCTACTATGGAGCCTTTACGTAGAATGCTTGACTACTACGGTGATGACTTCGTGCCAACCTTCAAGGTTGAGTGGGAAGACATGAGCATCAAGCACCTTCTTGAGATGAATGGTCTTGAGGCTAAATGGAAGTTCAACATCCCGTCGCTAAGCAAACGTATTGAAGGCGTCAGCGGTGGGCAATTGATCTTCATTGCCGCCCGTCCTAATACGGGCAAGACATCAGCGCACGCTTCGATCATTGCAGCAGAAGGAGGCTTCGCAGCACAAGGGGCCAAGTGCATCGTATTGTGTAACGAAGAGGCTGCACATCGTGTTGGCACAAGGTATCTTTGCGCGGCATCTAATATGACAGTTGAGGAAATAAAAGATAATTTTGCTCTGGCTGGTTCCAGATATGATAAAGTAAAAGGAAACATAGTGCTGAAGGAATGCACAGGCAAGGACATGAACTATGTCGAAATGCTTGTGAGAGCCTATAAGCCTGACATTCTCGTACTAGACATGGGTGACAAGTTTGCTGTCCGCAACAGCGACAAGTCTGATGTTTATCTCAAGGATGCCGCCATTCATGCCCGCAACATCGCTAAGCAGTATGGCTGTGCTATCTTCTGGATGTCTCAGCTTAGCGCAGAGGCTGAAGGAAAGATTGTAGTTAACATGTCGATGCTGGAAGGCAGCAAGACGGGCAAAGCTGCTGAGGCAGACCTGATGCTACTCATCAGCCGCAATAATCTTGTTGAAGGACAAGACGAAGAAGACAATCAGCGGCATATCACCATTGCCAAGAACAAGCTGAGTGGCTGGCATGGCGTCATCCATTGTGAACTTGATGGCAAGAGGAGTGTCTATCGTGCCTGATGAGTTTGACAAGTGGTTGCAAGAATATCACACCTTCTTCCTGCTGAGGCAGTATGGTCTTGACACAGACTACGACTACCTTATGATCAAGGCTATATGGCAAGAGGGTATGAACTATGCACTACGTACTGGACGTAGAGAACACGACAACGACACGCAACGACAAGCTGCACCTTGATCCTTTCGAGAGCGGCAACACACTTACCATGATTGGTATGCGTAGTGTTGACACAGATGACATGATCTGTGCTGTGTTCGATCATGCTGAGGCTACGCTTGAGGCTGAGCCTTCGTCTGCTCGTATGCTGATACAAGCGCGGCTGTCGAAGACTACGCTACTCATCATGCACAATGCTCAGCATGATCTGATGTGGATCAAGGAGTCAGGCTTCATCTATGATGGGCCTATCTATGACACCATGCTGGGTGAATACATCATCAATCGTGGCATAACTCAGCCGCTGAGCCTTGATGCTTGTGCCCAGCGCAGGCAGCTATCAGTGCAGAAGCAAGATACGCTGAAAGAGTATTTCAAGAAGGGCTACACTACACGTGACATCCCTCTTGCTGAACTCACGGAGTATCTTGAGCATGACCTCAATGTGACACGACTGCTATACAAAGATCAGATGCGAGACTTCGCTAAGCCCGAGTCTGCGTCTCTGTCTCGTGTAGTGTATGTCACTATGGATGTGTGCCAGACGCTGACACGCATGTATTGCAATGGTGTGAAGATTGATGTTGATGTTCTTGCTAAAGTTAAGCAGGAGTATGAGCAAGAGTTGGCCGAGATTGAGGAGCGTTTGTATAAGCACATTCGTGAACTCATGGGCGACACTCAGATCAACCTCAATTCACCAGAGCAGCTATCTACTGTGATCTACAGCCGCACCCCTCTTAACAAGAAGGAGTGGGTTGATATCTTTGATCATGTAGGTAACGACAAGGAGTTCAAGCAGGCTGTGCTGAAGAACAGTCGTGTTGCATTCAAGACAGAAGCCTTGATCTGTCCTGCATGTCACGGCAAGAGGTTCATTCAGAAGATCAAGAAGGATGGCAAGCCTTTTGCTAAGCCTTCCAAGTGCAATGAATGTGCAGCACAAGGCTATCTGCTTCGTGAGACGCAGACAGTTGCAGGCTTGAAGTTCATGCCACCTGACAAGAAGTGGGTCACAGCTAACGGCTTTGGCACAAGTAAAGAAAACTTGACTGCCATGATTAACATTGCCAAGCATCTCGACATGAAGCAGGCTGAAGCCTTCCTCACTGATCTGCTA